TTAATAACTCTACTTCTTCTGTTGGAATGCTAGTTGATGTCATTCTAGCAGACATCATTTTCTCTTTTAAGAGAGTTAAATATGTACCATAATCAATATCAAATACATCTTGAAGTCCAAGGAGTTTTAATATTCTCTCATCAATTTCTTCGTCAACTAAGTCCTCTTCTTTTTTACCTTCATATAAAGTTAAAGAACCTGGAGGATTATTATCAGCAGATGCCGATCCTCCTGGTTCTTTAGGTGGTTTTTCTCTTTCTATTTTTTTCTTTTTACCTTTATCTTTTACATAATATTCCCACAAGAATAAAATATATTGATTATATAAATCAAAATCTTTTGTATTTTGTGGATTTTGAACAGCATCAATTGGTGATGGATAATCTTTATCCGATGCAGTATATGATTTAATAAAAGTATCTACAACTCTTTCCGCCTTTACACCAAAAGTATTCTCGATTAAATACTTGCTTCTCTCTATTCGATCAGCAAGTATTTTCTTGTACGAATTGGATCTACTTGTTTTAATTGTAGATACTGGCCAAAACTTATCGATAAACTTTGGTTTACTTAACGCCATTTTGCTGTTGCTGTTTAAGTTTTTCTTCTTCTAAATGAGCTTGGAGTAAAGCAACATAAATGTCTCTTTCCCACGGCAACATACTTTCAATCTCAGTTAATGAGTATTTATGATACTGCATCAAGGCAAAGTTTAACTTAAAATAATTTTCAAGGTCCATATGGACCAAGGCTATACGAAAAAACTTGATAACCCTTCCAGAATTACTGTACTTTCAACTTTAGTGCTTGGATTTTTGACTTTGATTTCATGCGAAAGTTTTGGCATAGTTTCAAAGAATTTTTCAACCTTCTTGAATTGAGAAGAATTCATTTGCTCAAGAAAATCAACTACTTCTTTTTTAGTAACATCAGAAGAAGTCCAAATTTCTTCTTCAGTATAAATTTTCTCAACACATGAAGCAACTAAGTCAAAAGATTGTTCCATATTATTATCATTAGTAAAATCAAAATTACTCTTAATAAATTGATCCAATTATGGATATTTCATTTCAATAGCAAGAGCATCATCAATCTTAATTTGTTTACTGTGGTCAGGATTTTTTTGAACCTGAATATCATCAATGTTAATTTTTACTTGAACAGTAGTTTGTTCATCATCTGGGCAAATAATATTGACATCAATTTCTTCACCGACAGATTTACCACGAATATTTAAAAACAAATATTCAATATCAAATGTTGGAAGTGTTTCAACTTTTATATTTTTAGTTAGAATACAATTTTTAATTACATTTTTTATTGCATTAGTTATCTGCTTAGAATCTTCTGTCTCTAAAGCAATGACTAAAAGTTTTTCCTCTCTTACAAGAAAAGGTCTATATTCAATTGATTGTCCAGTAGATGGCAATTCCAACTCATATGTTGGTGTAGATATTTTTGGTAAAGGCATAATCTGTCATACAATTCAGATGTTGTTTTATTTATTATGCAAAAGCGGATGAACCTAATACACCTCTGTCAACATTTCTTCCATTAAAGAAATTAGCACTATTAGTAGCATCTTGAGAACTTCTTCCGAAATTATTATAATACTCGTTAGTCAATATATTTTGAGTAATAAATGGCGTATTTGCTGTTATTGGTTGTGTAGCAACTGGTGCTGGTTGTTCTATAGTGCTTTGCTCTGGAACATCATTGAAACGATTTACATAATATCTACTATAAACAAATGACACTGTAACTTTTAATAAGTTGGAAGCATCATAAGAAACTGGCATAGAATTTATACTTACAGGAAATGCTTTCATAAAAGTGTATCCAAGTTGAGCACCATAATCTCGTTCATATTTAATTATTTGTATTTGATCAGTGGTATAATTATCTGGCCAAGTTGGTCTAGATGTAAAAGTTCTTTTATCAACTCCATTAGCAAAACTTTCATTTGTAATATATTTCATCCACGATTCAAAAAATCTTATTGGAACATAATTATAATTTACATAAAATGTAAAATCTGCTCTATCATCATACAATCTCCTATAAGCATGTTTTTCATTAACCCCAATATAATCATTCACTATATCTAATGTTGCAAGAGATGATCCAGGTAAAGATGCTTCACTACAAGAAACTTCAAAAAAATCTTCATCCAAAGATATACCAGCATTTTGTTGTATAAATGCAGAAACATCACCAGGAACAGCAAGTTTTACAGAATAATGGGAAGTAAGTGCTGGTCGTAAAATATTTGTCTTTAATTGTGCTACTGTCTTTGGAGCGACCATCTATAAATAAAACTACTATTATATTATATGTAGTCAAGATAATGGGAGAAAGTATAAAAAGTAAATATCACCCATCAAATCCATTTAAATATAAAGGAAATCCTAATAATATAATTTGCAGAAGTAGTTGGGAAAGAAAGTTCTGTAGATGGTGTGATATAAATGACAATATTCTTGAGTGGGCAAGTGAAGAATTTTTCATTCCTTACATATCACCAATCGATAATAGAATTCATAGGTACTATCCAGATTTTATAGTAAAGATGAAAGATAGGTTTGGAGAAATAAAAACTTATGTTATTGAAGTAAAACCAAAAAGACAAACATTACCACCAGTTAAAAAATCTAGAGTGACAAAAAGTTTCATCTACGAAGCAAAAACTTATGAAGTTAATAAAGCTAAGTGGAAAGCAGCAAAAGAATGGTGTGAAGATAGATTATTAGTATTTAAAATTATTACCGAAGATGATTTAGGTATTAATTAATGGCAAAAGAAATCAACAGAATTAAGTCATTAAAATCAAAAATTAAAAGAGTAACTGATCCAGAAGATCTAATGGTCTACATTATGGATACATTAAAAGAAATTGATCTAATACCTACACCAGGGAAACATTATACTTTTGTTTATAGACCAAAAACCCCAAACATAACATACGATCAACATCCACTAGTGACATGTTTAGAAATTCAAAAGTGGGGATTTAAAGGATATAATTATCATTGGAGAGAGCAAAGAAATTATACTTGGATAGAGGTTGTTGGACAATTGCATCATGTTAGAAATAATGAATTGAGTGATTTACAAAATATCCAGTACGCCAAATTCATTACTAAATAAATACAACCTCTTCTTGAGAACGGAAGAATAATAGTGTCTATACAAAACACACCCACAAGTCAAACTACATTGTTTCCAGTTAAAACTGGAACTGGAACAGGTAGATTTGGTATACAAATAAACCCACAAAACCCTAATTCAGCTCCTAACGTAGTTGATCAAAATGGATCTGTTGTTGCTACTTGGAATGCTACAAATAATTCTTGGGCACCTTTAGATTCAAATACTACTGTTGGGTCTGATAACACTCCCATAGGAGCATTTCTAAATCAAAACTCATCCACATTCACGAAAAACACTACAACAATAATTAATAAATTACCAACAGATCAAAAGCAAGGTTTTTTAAGTTCTGGTACTTTCAAACCATATAATACTTGGGTTGGAAATCAAGCACCAGCACAAACTCCAGCACCCTCTGGTGGAGATACATCCACTACCACAGATACTAATGGATCAACTGGAGCTAGTGGAGGAGGAGTATTTGATGGACAATCCAATAAATCATTAAGTTCATTTAGTGTTTCTGGTAAAAAAGGTAAAAGAGGTGATTATGGAAATTGGACCTATCCAAAAAATCCTGGACAAGAAAAACAAGATTATGTAAAATTTTCAATTTTAGAATATGGAACTAGAAATATAAACAGTCAAGGTGGATTTGACAATAGATCTTTTTCAAAAGAAACCTTAGGTACAGTTAAATTACCAATACAATCACAAATATCAGACAGTAACGCTGTAAAGTGGAATGAAGATGTTATAAATGCTGCCCAATTAGCACTCACGGGAATTGCATTAGATGGAATTACTGGTGGAGTTAAAGAAGGATTTAATCAAGCATTTACTACTGCACAAGGTATAACACAAAATCAACAAGTAAATGATTCAGTTAAAACAATCATAGCAACATATTTTGGTGAGCAAGCGACTGGTGCCACTAATTTACAATCTAGATTGTTTGGTGCAATATTAAATTCAAATACAGAGTTACTTTTTGAAGGTCCTGCATTAAGACCATTCAACTTTAGTTTCAAATTATCAGCAAGAAACAAAAACGAAGCAGATGAGATTAAAGCAATAATAAGATTTTTTAAACAAGGAATGGCAGTTCAAAGAAGTGAGGCAAATTTATTTTTAAAAGCCCCACACGTATTTCAAATTGATTATATCTTTAAAGGTAACGGTGATCAAGGATCAACAACACACCCAGGATTAAATCTAATTAAAAAATGCGCCTTACAATCTTTTAACGTTGATTATACTCCAGAAGGAAGTTATATGGCATATGATGAAGGTGGTGCTATGGTTTCATATGGTCTTCAAATGCAATTTATGGAACTTGAACCAGTATACGAAGACGAATACTCATCAAACGTAAACGAAATAGGATACTAACAATGTCAAATTATTTTTCAAGAGTTCCAAATCTAGACTACGTAAGTAGATTAAAAGATAGTCGTTCAACAAACGATTATATTGAAGTTAAAAATTTATTCTTAAGAGCTAAAGTTAGAGAAGACATTTTTAATAATATATCTTTCTTTGAAAAGTATAATATTGTTGGTGATAATAGACCAGATAATGTTGCATATGAATTTTATGGTGATCAAAATTTGGATTGGGTTGTCTTAATGTCAAATAATATAATGAATGTATATGATGAATGGCCAAGATCTCAAGATGAATTAGATCAATATCTAT